GTTCCTTATGAAATTTTGTACAAACAACCTTCATGCGAATGATGATATCACCACGCCAATTGTTAAACATTGTTGAGAGCCAGGAAAGAGGAGTATGATACGTCCGCTGACCCACACTTACGGCCAATGAGTTAAGAACATCATTTGAAGTACAAAGCACAGGGGTAACCCGCGTATTGAACAACAATGTTCCGCCAGTATCAGAAGTTGACCAAGATGTTGCGCCGAAATAACTTTCGCGCACCTTCAAATGAGCCAAGGCAAGCTCATCCATATTACCAATCCCATGAGGGGATGGATCAATAGATAATTCTTGCTTTGGGTCAAGTGTCAATTTCTGAACTTGCGATCCTACTTGCGCAGAAGCCAGCATAGGAGCATTCATGGGTTGAAACCCACAAACATCTCCAATTGCTGGTACGTTAGTAAAACCAAACAAAGAAGCCATTTGTGAAACAGCAGAGGCACCAATTTCCGTAGCCCTAGCAAAACGCCCAATAATGGGTACCTTACTAAGTGTACCAGCCATAGAGGCGAGCGCACTAGCGGGTCGAGAAATGGCACCAACACCATACTCATCAGCTTGGAGAGACAATTTGGTGGTAGAACCCATCAAATGAACATCTGACATCCAAGCATATGTTCGAATAGTTACACTAGTCGAACCACCTGTAACAGCAGTTCCCAACGGAGCAAAGATAGTATATCTTAAAGTTCCAAATTGTTGAACTGCTGTAGCATTGGTAATATCTAGCCAATTCTTGTGGAAGAAAAATGGTAAAACCATTTCACCACCAGAATTTGCCTGAGGATAAATATAAAACCCAGGTTGCTGAGAATACGGCACCAATGTAGGGACAGGTGTAGTAGTAGTTCGCACTTTGTTAGAAATGACTCCTTCCAAAGGCGAATAATGCACACGTATTTGACCATATTGGAAAGGTGTTCCATTAAGAACAACTTTAATATGTAAATTCGCACGCAAAAAACAATAATTGTCCAACTTTTTCTTAATTAACGTATCATTTAAAAATGAAAGCCAAGGTGTAATGGTGGTTTTAACACCAACAACATCAGCAGCTAACCAAGTAGTTGTATCAATTAGAGTTGGGCGGCCCATAAATTGACCAAGAGATAGATCTTCAGTACCATCGACAAGAGCAACATTGTTCTGCGTAGATAAATCTTGCACAACAACACCAACTTCATTATCGACAAACGTAACTGTTTGTTCGACCTCAAGGCCTGCGCCACCCGCCGAAAGATCCGGAACATTAGGGTCCGTTTCTTCGGCTTGTAGTTGAAAATTGTGATAATTCGGAAACCGCTCCACACGCATATCACATTGCATGGGAGAAGCGCCAGTACTTCTGGTGACTGGCTCAACAACTTTAGTAGTATTATTATTAAATGTGTTGAATGGCTAAGTTACTCGTTAAACGACCAGCCGTAGCCGAATAACAGGTCAAAAGACCTTCCTAGTATTGACTAGACTGCACGAATCTATCGTGCAGCTGCTCCCAGGTAGGAAGCGTCCCTACGCCCACATAGTGGTTGTAGGGTTCTTCTGCAAGCACTTGCTTGAAGAAGTTGTGATGCTTCTCAAATACGGCTCGTCCGTAAAAGAAGTATTCACTGTTTGCGGAAGAAATCACAGCAACCATCTGAGCATACTTATCAAGTGTGCCAGATGGACACCACACAGTCAAAGACTTGTGGATAGATTCTTCCTCAAGGGGACACAGATACTCCTGAACATCCTCATCAAAACGCCACTTCCTCTTAAGAAATTGGCAATCACTGATGCTGATGAAAGGAACACTCTCTGTCTCCTTATCAGCCATGGTATATTCAACACCGATATAAGCGAGTTCACGCTGGATAGCGGTGTGATTAAACCAATCACATGAGCGACTAACTCCCATAATATTGTCGTCACCGTAAGTGAACAATCTCACATTCTTCTTAAAAGAACGTGATTCATGCTCAGGGTTAAGTAGTACATAGCAATAACGCATATACAAACTATTAACCAACGAGTTTACGACAACAGTCAAAGGGTGACCAGATGGATTAGTTCCGAAGAATTCCACCAAATCACCATTCATATTGGTCAAAGGGAAAGCAGTATCTTCTCCAATGCACAAAATCTCACGGACCTCTTCTGGCTTAAACCCTGCAGCTTCATAAACTGAAGCAATAACATTGTAAGCAGCTAAAACGAAATCCGCAATCATGCGCTTATCGAACTTACCGTAATCACCAGCAACAATGCGATCAGTTCCAAATGCAGTCAAATATTCATAAATTTGACCCCACTCAGTACTCTGACATACTGTTCCTGGTCCAGCTTCGAACACAGTCTTATTCTCTTGTAGCAACTTAACAAAAGATAAAAGACGTGATCGAACAACCAATGACCAATCCACTGGAGCACCAGTGAACACACGCGTCTTTTTCGCACTAACTTTGGCAAAAGTAACAGGCTCATCCTTAAGATGTCCCGTAAATACTGGGTAAGCACGCTTACCTTCAGCATACAATGCCTTAATAGTGCGAACTCGCTCCCACACAGCATCATCGAAATCTACGCCATGTGCGTAGTCTTCCGAGATATCACTGTGCAAAAAGCGCTTCTTGGTGCAATTCCAAGGAAATCCCATAGACGTATTCGTGTTCAAACGATCAATAAAGCGTACACCAGGTACACCATTGACCGCTGCTCTGTCGCTGAGAAAAACCAACTGTTTCTCCCAGCCTTCTGGAAGTCCAGAAATAATATCAGCAGTATAGGTAGCCACCGTATGTGCCAACACATCCTTACGATATGTGACATTCGGTTTCACCATCTCTACGATATTTTTTCTCCAAGGCTCCCAGCCCTCCATGCACGGTTGCCCATGCTTCACTTCAGTCTGAAAATGCTCAAGCATCTTAGACTGAAGGGGAGTGGCGCATACACTACTCTTTGGCTTGGGTCTAAACCCAGCAAAAGAGCCATATATATTAGCCGTCCCATCTTCCAAATAACGGAAGAGGGACTTGTGGTGAGGAATCGAAAGTGGAATAGATTTACCATCTAAAACCATTTGCGGTGCACCACCACCCTGGATAAGAGAAGACTTGCCAAAGCGTTCAGCATGCTCAATAAACATAGCCTCAATCACTTTAGCATCGATGCACACTGCACCGCAAGTATAATCATATCCAATAACATGTAGACCAAAAATAACTGGTCCACGAGGTGTCATAGCAATATAAATTGCACCGCAATCACCTTTAATAGTATTACGGGAAACCTTACCCAACGAAATGGGTAGATCACAACCCAAT